AGAAATCTGGAAGAAAGAAGCATCACTCTCTGAGTTTGTTGCCCCAGATCAGTTCAAGACATATGATGAACTTAAAGTTCGTTTAGAGTATGTTCTTGGAAAGAGAGGTGCAAAACCAGTAGATCAAGATCCAGAGGTTGAGGAAGAGTATGAAACAACTCCAGTCGCAGAGACAAGAGAAACAGTTTCATCTGTCTCTTCAAGTTCAAGTGAAATTGAAGACGATGATACACTATCGTATTTCCAACGACTTGCTGAAAATTAAAACACTTGGGAGGGCAACCTCCCTTTTTTTATGGCATGGATATATTTAAATTCTCTGTTTGAATCGTTGTGTCATTTATAAATTGTGATGACTTTCCATATATCATAATATCTCTGAAATCATTTAAAAACTCTTGTAAGAATTGTTCCTTAAGAACAAATATAAATCTCTTATCATCATTTAATCTTGTTTCGTGCACATAGTTTGTAATCCCAGTAGAGACGCTAGTTCCAGATTTAGTAACATAGGTTGCCAGTGTGTTGTCATAGTATTTTACACTGAAACTTTCGTTAACTCTTTTTCCTTTAGGGAGCACAAGATGACCTTCACTATCACGAATTTCTTTCGTTTCATAATATCTCATATCATTTAAAGCAGTTCCGTACTTTCTGACTGAAAAATCATAGATTTCAGCACTATTCAGAGGCCATTCATCACGAATATTGATTATACCTGCACAAGTTATTACAACCCAATCTAATTCTGCTGACCCATATAAATCTTCTGCAACATTATCTGGTCGATCTCCCATTGGGATTTCATACTTATCAAATATAGTTAATGTATTTTGAAGATCTTCTCTTAGTTTAACTCTACGAAAGAAATTCTTAACCTCTAAAAACTCAAGAGATGAATTTTTATCACTTAAAAATGATGGATATTTTATTATAGGTAATTCTCTAAAATAAGACATTAGAATCCGACTCCATCTGCGTCATCATAATCAACATCATAAATTGGTTCTAACTCTTTAAATGTAAGATCCATTGTCATTGATACTGGTGTGGCATCATCATAAGTTGCATACACACCTTCACTTGTATAGTTTACTGATATATTTGTTAAGAAACATTGTTTGAATTTATGTAAAAATGGGTGATCACTGTTACCCTTACGATACCTTAATTCAAATACATTCGGTGTCTTAAGAAAAACACCTGATCCTCCGATCGATCCTGTTCCCTTTGTTTTTGGTGCCATATTTAATTTAAATGATCTGATGATATTTTTACATTCTCTTGCTTCTGCTGCACTGCGAGGTGTCATCTTAAATGAAAAATTAAAACTCCTCAATGTGGGGCCATTGAAAAGTAATTCCATGTTGGGATTGAATATATTACCTGTCTGTCTTGCTAATAACTGACCTGTTGATACATTACCACCTAATACACCTAAAGCAGCAGATGTTGCTTTTGCAGTTGTAAATTGTTTTGCTGCATCCATTAAAGATGAATCAGTTCCAATAGCATTTTTAATATCTTTAGTCATATTTGCTATTGAATTTTTCGCTTCTTCTGGTTTTTTTTGCACAGCTTCACTAGCTGCTGTACCTGCTCCCTTTATTGTGGATCCTATGACACCAGCAGCAGCACCAATCAGAGTATTCATTTTACTCTCACCGTAATCAACTGCGTTACCATCTTGAATATTAGATGGCATTTGGAGAATTATATTACCTAATATATTTTTTGCCTTATCTTTAGTTCCTTGTGGCCCGATACGACGAGATCCGGGTGATCCAACTAAACTTCCACTACTTATTTGCTTTACACTTTGATACTCTACTATCGTAAAACTTAAGTAGTCAGTAGTCTCCGTCAGGGCTTCTAACGGATACCGAAACCCTCCTGAGTTAAATCTTTCTCTTAATCTACCGAAAACCATATTACTTTTTTAACTATTTAGACGCATTTTACCAAAAGGTAAAGCCTGAAGGTCTGTAATCTCTTCAGGATATACACGATATGTGCTTCCCACTATATTTGAGAAGGAGTATGATCGTGCTTCGCCATGATGAAAATTAGTTCCACGAAATCCCCAAGAGTAGACATCAGTGACTGCAACTAGAGGGTTAGCATCATACCTACCAGTTGATGTCGGTTGATATGAAAAAACAAAAAACTGACCTGCTTGTGGAGCAGAGGCAGTGTCATTTACGACTTCTTGGATTTCGATCATCAATTCATCAGGATCCTCAATCCCAATCAGACGATCTAATACTGGACTAATACGATTCATTTGATTCCGAGTTCATCTTCTGTCATCACCTTAAATTCATAAAAACGATCTTTACAATATTCAACAGCTGCATGCCATTTTGCTTGGTTGCGAGCATATTCATATGCTTCACGAAGGTATCCTTTTGTTTGTCTTTTTGGTTTTACAGGAGGTTTAAGTTGTTTCTTTGGTTTAACTTCGATAATATACTTTTTGATTTTACCGGTTGTCTCTCTCAGTTTAACATAAAAATCTGGAAAATACCTATGCACTCGATTATCAATTGGGGAACGATATGGTATCACAATTTCCTCACTGCCCCATTCAACTATATTCTCACTTAAATCACAGAAAACCATGAATTTTCTTTCCCAAAGGGATCGATAAATGATATTTGATGGATTACCTTTGTACTTTTGAGGGTACGATGGTGAATATCTCCCCTTATATGACATAAATATATAAAAACAAAGTCATATAGGTATTTAGTGTGTCACTAGTACAAAAAATAACAATGACGGATGCCAAACTAAAATTTGGCAACTTATCATTAAATAATCAATATCAAGTTCACTTCGCTGGATTCAATACGAGTATTGTTAATTACTTGAGAAACAATCTGGGTATATTAAATGCAGATGATTTTATCTCTCGTGAGATGGGAATCATGTGTTTTGATGCTTCACTACCAGCAAGTGCTTTAGCTACTGCAGAGGTGAAGGATAATTTTATGGGAGTTCCTCAAGAGTTTGCTCACTCAAGATTATATACTGATATCGATTTTTCTTTCTATATTGATAAAGACTATACGTTACTTCGTATATTTGAGGGGTGGATGGATTACATCACCAGTGGTGCAGAGACAGAGGTTGAGGATCTACAAAAACCATTTTATCGTCGAATGAGATATCCTGATGACTATAAGGTGTCATCAATGTATATTTCAAAGTTTGAGAAAAACTTGGATCGTGCGTTAACATATCAGTTTATCAATGCATTTCCAAAATCAATTACTCCAGTGCCTGTAACATATGGATCGGCCGATTTACTAAAAGTATCTGTTAGTTTCAATTATGATCGATATATCGTGAATAGGAAGAGAAGACAACCAAGTATTCTTTCGTCTATATTTAATTTATTTTCAAGTGCTGAATCAACTCCAGAGAAATATAATTCAAACAAACCTAAGACAGTAGACACATAGTAAAAAATACTGTATAATACATTATAAATAAAGCACTGAATAAAATATCATGCCATTACCAAAAATTAATACCCCAACTTATGAATTGACATTACCTTCTAATAATAAGAAAGTAAGGTATCGTCCATTTCTTGTTCGTGAAGAAAAGATACTTGTTCTTGCGATGGAGTCAGGAGATCAAAAACAAATCACTGATGCCATTGTTGAAATAATTAATGATTGTTTACTAACAAAAAATGTAGATGTTTCAAAACTTCCTACTTTTGATATTGAATATCTGTTTCTTAATGTAAGATCAAAGTCTGTTGGGGAGACTGTTGAAGTGAATGTAACTTGCCCAGACGATGGTAAAACCACTGTCGAAACATCAATTAACATAGATGACATCAAAGTTAAGAAAGATAAGGGTCACAAGATGATTATCAAACTAGATGACAAATACTCAATGAAATTGAAATATCCATCTATTGATCAATTTATTGAAAATAACTTTGATTTTGACAACGCTGAGACAAATGTTTCTCAAGCCCTTTCGATGTTATCAACTTGTATTGATATGATTTATGATGAGGAAGAAAGTTGGGATGCATCAGAAAGCACGAAGGAAGAATTAGGTGAATTTATCGATCAACTTAATACAAAACAATTTAAGGAAGTTGAACAGTTTTTCAAAACTATGCCTAAGTTGACTCATACTTTAAAGGTTAAGAATCCTAAGACCGATGTTGAATCTGAAGTAGTATTGGAGGGACTGGTCAGTTTTTTCAGTTAGGTATGGCTCATATGAGTCTAGAGTCATACTATAAAGTAAACTTTGCATTGATTCAGCATCATAAATACTCTTTGACAGAGATAGAAAATATGATGCCTTGGGAACGAGATGTGTATGTAACTCTGTTGAAACAATATATCGAAGAAGAAAATCTAAAAGCACAACAACGTAACTCATAATGGCACTCCCTATCATCGCCACAACAGCAGCAAAAGCAGTAGGAAAAGCAGCCGCTAAAAAGGCAGTGAAGGTTGGTGTTGAAAAGTTAAAGAAAACTGCAAAGATGAAAGTAAGTAAACTTTCTGAAATGGCAAATGAAAAAGTGCAAGATAAACTAGGTGTAGACGATGGGAAGATAAAGAAGAGAAGGGGAAGACCAAAAAAGTTCCAGACACTTGCAGAGGTACAGGCAGATATTAATTTAAGAGAATTTAAAAAGGCACAAGAAAAACTAAAAAGAGAAAAGGAAAAAAATAAGAAAGCAAAAATAACTCCCTCTAAGTTATTACCTCCTCCTGAGGCTGGATTACAAAAGTTAGAGGAGAAGGTGAAGATTAATTCTGAAAAGATTACAATAATTAAAGAAATACAGAAAACACACAGAGTTAATCATCAAAAAGATAAAGCTGAGATAGCAGAGATTAATAATGTTCTGTCAGGAATCGCTGAGTTTATCAAAAAAGATTATGATGATAGAATCAAAAATGAAGAGGACAAAACTGATAGACTTAAAGATCTAGAGAGTAAAAGAGATCAAAAAGAACAGGAAAAAGGTCTTGAATCAAGTAAAAAAACTGGTGAAAAAATAGCGAAAAAATCCTCTGGTATAATACAACCAGTTCAAAGCATTTTTGACAAACTTTTAAATGCTGTTGCTGCTATTGGTATCGGTATTGGTGGAACTGCAATATTTGATTATTTTTCAAATCCAGAAAATTTCCAAAAACTAAATGGATTCTTTGATTTCATCCAGAGGCACTGGAAATGGGTGCTCGGTGGACTTGGTGTGATAGCAGCCATTGCGATTGTAGGCCCGATCATTGCCATAGGAAGTGCGATTGCCGGTGTCGTTGCTGCTTTAGCACCTGTTGCAGTAGCGTTAGGAAAAATTGCATTGGCTGTGGCAGCGGTTGTTGGAATTATCATGGGTGCTTCATCTATATTCAGATGGTTGCGTGGTGGTAAAGAAGCACAAGAGGCAAGACTGAAAAATAGAGAGGCCATGAAGGAGGAAGGTG